AGATCCAGATCGTACCTCTGTAGAGCGACATGACATCAAGGCTTCGAGTAATCGAGGCCGATGCCTGAAAACGATACTTACTAACTTCACAGATAGTAAGTCGCTTGCAGACTTAAGGTCAAGAGTCGCCCATAGTCCGGTATGAGAGCCTTCCAGCGCAAGAACTTGGTTCTTACTCTGGTCGGTTAGATCCAAGCTACAACGTAACACTGAACAGCGAGAAATGTTCTCTCTGAGCAGAGCGTTGAGTCCCTGTTGCACAAACTGAAGTGCACAGGGTTCAACAGTTATAGTCCGTCTCGAAGTAGAATTCTTCGGGACGGTTATAAGCTTGGAAATGCTGCTCGAAGCACTGTCTGTCGAGGAAGCACCAGGAACGACGACGTGCTCGCCCATCTCCTCACGGAGATAAAACGAGTCGTAGCCGAAATTCTGGAGGAACGGTGAGAACCGCCCTACGCTTGCCCATTTCTGGTTGGGCGTAAATCCTTCAACGACAGCTCCTGGGCCGTGTTTACACTCCAGCTCCCTCTCATCGAAAGTATCAATGTTTGGGAGTATGTAGGAAGAAACACGATCCAAAATGAAGAGCATGCGCTCGTGAGGTACAAATTCACGAGAACACGTTTCGTCATTTTGGAAAAACCCCTCTTTCGCTTTGATATCGAGGAATTCCTCGGAATCAGAGTCTAAGCGGAGTTTCTTAAAGAGAAACAGTATCTCACGGAGGCACTTCACAGTGCTTTCATGAGAGTCACTCTTTAAGTTCCCAGTTTCGATATCGAAGACCTTACAGAGCATACCTGAGAATAATCTCGGGATTGCTCCCCCGCGGACTTTCTTAAGGCCGCGCGGGCAGGTAAACTTGCCATCGGCTAGTCCTCTATCGAGGGCATGACCAAAGGCAGGTAGGGCGATGGTTAGGAAGCCATCGCCTTCGTCTTCGTACCGCTTCTCGATCGTGATGATATCACGCTCGAGGCCTTTCACATCTGACTCTAACCTGTTAACGTCAGTTAACAGGCTTCGGAGGAGTACGATCGGACTTTTCATTCTCACCACCTTGTGGTTGGGAATTCCGAGTCTTCTTTACTTCGCCGTCAAACCGCGTTGAACACCCAACAAGCGTTACTGAAAACGCAATGAGGGTGAGCACCATGGCCGCGTAGAAGAGAGATGGTGCACTCCAACGATCGAAGGCAAATTCAAGTTGAACTTGCTTTCGTTGGAAGAAGTGCACCAACTGCTTCAGTCTAAAGGTCAAGATAGACCAATAGAATGGATGCATCTCAAAACTACGACGTACACGGTCGCATGCTCTACACATAGGTTGCCTCCTAGGGGTATGACCCCCTGCTTGGGAGCCAGTGTGAGAGATGTAGGCTGACTAAGCCTGCATCTGGAGAATGCGAGCGGTAGTCACTTCCGAGTCAGCCAGGAAGTCCGTCAGTGCGCGAGTCAGGTTCACCATTTCGGTGTCCGTGAATCCGAACGAAGGACGACTGATTGACAGGGACACGGAAGCAGATTGCTTCTGTGTAAGGCCGGAATACGGATTAGTGGCATCCTTCGTCTGCGTCATCTTGACGTAGTGACGATTGCCATTCTTCCCCGGCGTGTGGACGATGACGGTTCCGAATCCGGAACCGCCAGTATCGACACGTTCGGACCCATACCCGTCTGACTTAACAATAGCCAAAGTCAGGGAAGGGGTGGGAGCATTCGCGGCGATAGTGACTGGATCTGCGAGCATAGAAGACGACTCCTGATGGTGTGAGGTGATCATGTTACGCCAGGATGGCGCAACAATCACTTACGGCGACTAGCAAATATCGCCGCAAGTATCGATTGCTGGTACAGACTCAATGAGGCTGGTTCCAGTGTAGATTTCACATCATATGCAGAAACTACGTCCTTACGGATTTGTAAGGTGTACTCGAGCACGGATGTATGAGCATACTTCCTTACGGAAGGTATGTTATACGAAACGTGATCTACAGTACCGTAGATTCTGTCAGTAACCTGATAGTTACGTACCGTGGTTATCTTACCTTTCGTGATACCGGTAAGTAACCCCCAGTTGATCAGTGACTTGTCTGTGTTAATTGAGTCGATAGCTTCGACGTAATTACCCAGACCAGTAAACCAATCAACCAACCAGGACCAGGGGATAAGATTGTACATATCCGCTGGCATGGGGTACAGCCCGAGTTTATGCATGAGTAAATCATGTCTAAACTTAGGCACATTCACCTTGGGAAAATCAAAGGTAGCATTAACTACACATCGTAGTTCATGATGCCTAGTGTGTGATGTAACATCACCCACATTCGTGATTTTATTCCAGGGTGTTGCGTAACTAAAGGCAGGAGTAGTCGTTACGTCTCCTACAAGCTTGCTGAAAGAACGAAACGTTGTTGGCTGACCGGATCTTCGCATGAGTCTATTAATCTCACGCGAAGCACGAACCGGTTTAACCAACAAGTCCATAACGTCCTTGTAAATCTGCTTCCATCCGAAGTGAAAACCTACGTATTCACCTGGGATGTCCTTAGTGGCTTTCGTATTGAGATACTTTCTCAAGTTCGAAAGGTCACTATTGGACAATGCGGATATGGACCCATTGAAATTCTCAAAAGCCCTCTTCAGCGAGAAGATGGCTCTGGGAAGATCCTTGAGTTCAGCCACATTACGGAACGCCGTATAACGGCGCGCCATCGGAACAGTCTTGGAAACGAGGCCTAATGCCTTATCAGACATTAGGTTCTCTAACCGAGTCTTTTCCGCGGCATGCAGAGAGTCCAAGAGCGCTTTGGACATAGTGCCAGCGGGTCCAGTATCCTCAGACCATAGCTCGTCAATAAACCAGTTAATCTGGTTATTGCATTGCATGGTAAGAGAATCCTTATTGACCTCACGGAGTCTAGCATTCAAGGAAGGGGAGAAGATTTGAAACTTGAACATTTCAAGTTCTCCCAATTCCGAGCCTGCTGGACGTGTACGTGTGGTCGTATCTTTCATACGCATGACAGTATTGGGCTGTATCGGAACAGCATTTGTTCCGGAGTCCAAGGTCGTCGTCGCTGAAAGAGGACTATGTAGAGGAGGACTATAACAAAACAGACCAGGAGGCCCACCAATGGTGGACCAAATGACTGAAGTGTATATGTCTCGTTTCCGGCGTCTCTTGTACGTTCTTTTGTCCAAGACACTCTGGATTGAGCGCGTCCTCGTTCTAGATATGGGGGAAACTTTTATCGGTAGAGCCCGAAACTTCGCGAACGGGTCGATTGCAAGTGCAAACGACTTGATCACGGAGAACGGGATAAACTCGAAAACAAGTTTACCCACACCAGTAGCACTAGCTTTAGCTTTTATGAATCGCTCCTCATACAACTTATGAGGGTCAAGAAGCCTACGGGGATCATTACCAAGATTGGTATGAAACCTGCGGTTTTTCTCAACGAACATAAAGGCCAACTCCTTAGATGTGAAAGGGCGGTTACAGTGACGTTCACTGTAG